CTAATTTTAGATAGCTCAGCTTCAAACAACTTATAGTTATTAACATTGTCCGAGACATCAAGGATGAGCCCTTTGTCGGTTTCTTTCCCCGATAATTTGAATGATCCTGATATAGCATCTAGCTTTTTCTTTGAGCGCCTGAGCTTTCTTTTTTTTCTAACTCTTTTTTAGCGTCTTTAGCGTTGGCCTCTCTTTCGAGTCGCGCTGCTTTTTCTTTTGCAATCTTATCACTTTCTTTTTTGGCTTCAAGTTCGGCTTTCATTTGCATCACTAGGGCTTTCTTCTTTTTCTTATCAATCTCATCTCTATTGCCAGCTTCAGACTTCCGTCCTTTGCCTTTATCTAAATCAGTAACTAAATCACCTGGATTCATAATAAGTCCTAGTTAAAAAGGGGACCGAAGTCCCCATTAAATTATTCGTCTCTACCTGGCTTGAAATAGCTAACTACAACTCTAACCTTACCAGCGGTCAATGCCCCTGTTTCGATTTTGACTTGTACCTGTCCAGCGGCAGCGTCAGCTACATAGATAGGAATCATGTGATCGTTAGTGCCATCCCAAAGCAATGCAGAGTTAGCACCGGCTGCGTTCCCTACAGCATTTGCTGTAAGGGCTGCGGCTGCGATAGCTGAGGCGTAACCATCGTCATCGTCACCGTTGCCAACTGCTAATGTACCAGAGGCACTAGTTGTTACTGCGGTTTCGGCCCAATAATGCATGTCTGTAATTATTGCGCCAACTGGGATATTTGCATATCCAGATTTTGCAGAAAGATCGATAGTACTAACAGCACCGCCGTCTACGTCAAAGTCGTAAACGAATTCGGATTGCATAGGGCCATCGTTTTTGAATGAACTCATATTTAACTCCTAATTAAGATAATTGAACAACACGCTTGTTATCAAGCTGCTTAAGACCAAAAAGAAGGTCAACATTAACTCTTGATGCTCTTTTACCGTCTACACCTAAGTCATAAACGCTGATACTAAGCTGATCTTGAACTGCCATAGTTAGAAAACTAGAGTGAAAAAGATAAGAAGTATTAGAAAGAACAGAAGTCCACATCGGCATGAATCCAGCTAATGGTGTAGCAAATTATGCGCTTGATAATGGAGATCCTTGAGGAATGAAATCCTTCGAGACAAATCCCGTAATATTAAATAAATCGTTGTTTTGTGGCACAGCGTTAATCATCTTTCTTCCGGCTTCTGGAACGTCTTGAGCATCTAGAAGTTCTTTCGCTTCCAAAATGTCAGCAAGTGCCAAAGTAGTGCCTGAATCATAAGCAATTTGATGATCAGGAGCCGATGCACTAGGCACGATATCCGCGATGATCAATGATTGCATTTTCTTCTGGATAGAGTAAACAGCTTTGTCTCTAAGCTCGTCCATGAAAGAAAGAGATTGTAGCCTTGCACGTTTAGTAACGATGTAATCCTTAGCAACTCTTTTGTTAATAACTAATTGTTGACCAGCAAGAGTAAGAGCTTCGGCATCATTTCTTGAACCTTCCGCTAGTACTGTTCCCTCGTCGAATTCTGGGATTGAAGTAATATTTACTGTGTCACCAAGATCTTGGATTTCACCTTCATATTCACGGTCAACTGAGTCCATAAATGGAAGTTTAGCAAGTAATACTTCGTAAAATTTAGCACTCCAAACCTCAGGTATAATTACCGTTGATTCTGTAGTGCTGATAATTTGATCGGCCATGACTACTCCTTGTCATTATAGTTTAACTTTTAATGCCCGCTCTCTTATTCATATAATTCTTATAAGCAACGGGGTCTTTTGTTTGCAGGGCTAAAATTTGAGGTCCTGTCAATGCAACATCGTTAAAGTTGTTCATTGGATTAGAGTTATTAAGATTAGGTGCTTGCCCTTTGATTTTTAACTCAGGGTTCTTCTTAATCATCGCGTCTATAACTTCATCAACACCTAAAACATTAATATTACCTGTACTAGTGGTTTCAATAACCGCCTTCTCAAGTGCTTCATGTTTAATGTATCCCAAAAACTCAGGCTTAACCCCTTTGTCCATGGCAAGTCTTTCAATCGCGCTATGCTTTTTTTCATTAACTAGTGCCTCCTGAAGTCCTGAGTATTTACCCTTGAATTCATCAGCTTCAGTCTCTTTCATTTCAGCATACTCTTTCCACTTGTTTTGTTCCTTCAAAGAAGTCTGTTCATTAGCCCTTAAGACACCCTCTGCTTTAGCTCTCGCCTCTTTTTCAGCATTAAGTTCGCCTTTCAGCTTAAAGAAATCCTTTTTGAATTCTTCTAGAACTTGATTTTCCTTATTCTCTGGTACGACCGGAGGCGTAGGCTCAACATTCTCAACTTTTTCTGGTTCCATTAACTTACTCCTTGTTAATCTAGTACGACTAGACGGCGTCGTTGTACAACTCAGACGCTCTTTTTAACTGCTTTCCTTAATATCTTAATTATTTTATTCATTATGTCATCTGTAAAGGTTCTATTTCTTGTCGGGAGTATAGGCCTAAACACTCTCGCCTTTGATTTATCATTATGGTACTGGGCTATTTTTGATCTTATTTCTATAACCAAGTCACCCGCTCTAGTTTGGAAAGCAACCATCGCATTAAGCATCTTTCCGGTAACTGTTAGGTCAACGGGTGATCTCCTACCTTTTGTCTTGGCATAGCCAGGAGAATAACCCTTATACCTTCCATGGCCTTTGACCGGGCTAACACCTGACACAACCTTCTCTACTATAATATCAACGATCTCGCGCTTGCCTTCCTTGGCGAAGTTATTTTTAATATTTGGTACCAACCTATTAAGTTTCTTCTCGAATTTCTGTAGGCCTTCAATCTTTATCGGCATCAATTATTTCCTGGATTGCTTTAAGTATATCACTGTTAAATGTTGCCTTTGATCCTCTCTTTGAATCATCAGGGAGGAAGGGTCTAGCTTTTACAGTGTCACCGGTTATGTGATTAAAGGCCTTCTTCTTTTCGTCTTTCTTTGTAATGGTGAAATCAACGCCATCTGCTTTAAACTTTGCCTCTATAGCGCTGATCATTTTATTGTTTAAGTGCAAGTCAGGGCTTGTGCCTTTACCTAATGCCTTCTTTTTCTTTTTATATTCTTTACTTAACGCTGCGAAGTCGCTGCCCGTAACTGGAGAAACACCCGCACTAGTTTGAGATTCTATTTCAGATAGCACTAACTCAGCTATCGATCTCTTTACCTGACTCGGGTTCTTCACCTTCTGGAGTTCCTTTGTCAGGTCCAGATGGTAAAGGATTTTGTTTTTCTTTATCGGCATCTCTTAGCATCTCCAATGATTTATCAATCTTCTCTGATGTGATTGCTAATAGTTTCTTTTCAGCTTGTTCGTTATTCATATCAGGGTTATCCATCTTGATAAGATCGATCATCTCGTTAATGCCGAGGTCTTTCCTTATTTGGATAATCTCAAGTTTTTCTTTCTCGTTAACGAATTGCTGTGCAGCTCCAAACTTGATCGTGTAGTCATAGTCTTTATTAACGTCGACATCTTCAAAGACTACACTGTTATCTAGCCTGTTTTCTGAGCTATAAAGCCGTAGCCATTTAAGTAGCTTTGATAATACCTTCGGTTCGTTGTCTGAATATAATTCCTGCTCATCTTCGATGGCGCTTAATGGTTCGGCTTGTTGGATAAGCTCATGTACACCGCTACTCGCTGCGTTAGCGTCAAGCTTACCCTGTATAGCGTTAGTGCCTAGATCGTTAGTCGATAAGAGTAGCGCAATATGTTGTTCAACCATTCTTAATATTTGGTCGATTAACAGTGTATTTGATGCGAATCCAAGAATAGGGGTTGGGTCATCGGCTTCAAGGTCACCCGTGATTGCATGGTTTGGTCCTAACCTAATACTATTAGGAGCATTTTTACCGAAGTAATAAAAGATTCCACTACCATGAAGCTTAGCGGCAAAGTATAAATCGGTTAAAGTCATGTTAATTAGGAGTGTTGAATCGATTAGATCCTCGCCACCTAATGCCCAGTACGAACCATCTTGATCCTTGTTAAATGAAACAAACGGTAATTCTTTTATGGGATTCATTAAGTCATCAGGGCTAGACGCTTTGACGAGCTTGCCTTTTTCAGTTGTTGTAAAATGATAAGTGTTTGACCACCATATATACTCTTTCTTGTCCGCACCTTCATCAGCGGGTGAATCTGCAATAGGCTGGTTCTGTCCATCGCCATCCCTAAAATCACTATTGTAGGTATTGGATCCGCGTTCACCTGGAGAAGTACTCACATTAACAGTCTGGCTAGTGAAATGAGACGTAACAATAACGCGCTCTTTTTCCTTAACCTGGTTATCTTCAATCACATCATATAAATGAGGAGGCAATATAGTTAATCTTACTGACCAATCATCATTCTTATAGTTAACAATCGGCTGTGCGTAGATAACACAATTCTTGAATAGCTCAACATATCTATTCGTTTTCTTCATTATGATATTGAGATCAAACATATCAATAAGCTCGTCTAGACCTGCTTGCTCTGCTTCAATATCAGCTATTCGGATAGGGTTCGTTCTATATACACGGCCCTTCTTTGAGATAATTTTCTTTGTGATATTGATTGCACTGGTACGCGGTTCCATTTCAATAAGAGTTTCAGGCTCTAATTCTCTGGCCAGTGATTCGAGTACGTACTTTTTTACTCTGTCTTTATATATTTCCCACTTCTTATATGACTCTTTCTTCCTTGCTACATTCTCGGTATCTTCAATCGACTGGATAACTTTAGATCTGAAACCCTGCGATAGTATCTCTTCTTCTTTAAATATTTTCATCTAACACCTATGCAAATTTTGATTGATTCGTTTTATTGTTATTATTCTTCAATGGATTAACCGTTCTGTATATAAGATAACCTAAGTTATCACTACAGTGAGTCAACATTTTATCTGTGGTATCAGGCTGATTTGTCCCTTCTTTATAAAATACTTCCTCTAGATCTTTAATAGTGTACTTACATTTAGGAGACAACGCAACAAGTCCTAAAGACAAGGCTGCATTAACGGCGGCGTATCTGTCAACTCGATAAGGGTTGCCGGCTTGTTTTACATTGTGGTCACCGAAGTAGTGTTTGAGTATTTGGATATCTGACTTATTTGCATTGGTAGTTCTTTTAACACCAGTTGAATCTGGGACTACTGTTATATCGTTACCGTACTTCTTAACTACCTCTTGGCATAACCTTTCTGTATTAGAGTTCTTTAAGTAAAATTCATCTATAATTCTTAACCTACCGTTTATTAACTGGCCTATTGTTGCGGTCATGGGATTAACATTAAAATCTACACCCATCCATAAGTTATAACCAGAGTTGTAATCATAATCGATAACGTGTCTTTCTGCGCTGAAGGCGTAATAGATCGACCCTTCCTCTTCATCTGTGAATTCGCCGTTTAAAAACCTCTGTTTTTCTTTAGGGCCTAAGCTGTTGAGTATATCTAGGTAGTTTTCGTCAATGTTTTCTAAGTTGTCTTTAGGGTTCATAACCATGCTGACATATTTAGTAGGGTCTAACTCGTCACTGTTCTCTCTATTAACAAGCTTAATGAATTGCCAGAATGACCAGTGTTTCTTAGATGGTGGGTTTTCATCGTAGTAAGCTTTCTTTTTAAGGGCGTTCTTCTCTGCAAGTCTCGTTAGTGCTACGTCAATCGCTTGTTTCTTAAGCTGCGAACACTCATTAAAGAATAAGCTTGAATACTCTTTCCCTAGTACCTTGTCAGTTCTCGTGCCTTCATCTAGGCCAGCTATCCATATCTCTGACCCGTTAGGGAGAGTCATATAGTAATCGGTCTTGTTTAATTCATACGGTAGGTCAGGGAAACATATAGACATAACTTTAGGCAACGTCTCATGCCATATAGATGTTTTAATGTGGTTAAACTTAAGCCTTAAACATAGATGTCTTGATTGAACTTTACATGCTCTGATTATTAACGCGTATAAAAGGAGGAAAGTTTTGCCACTTCTGGTCAGGAGCCACCATAGAGCATGGTGTGCATTGCACCGCTCGCAAGTAGCTTTGTGGCCTCCTTTTGAGCTATCGTCTTAACGAACTTACCCATTAGAGATCCGCATCTTGTTGATCTATGTTTATCTTAATCTCACCGGAGTTATTCACATTCTTATTATCAGTAAATAATGCCTTCCATCTACCAAGCATTTCAAGTGACTTGTTCTTATCATAGAGCTTAACTTCTAAGCCGTGTGCAGTTTCTTTTATCGATTGAATGCATCTCTTTTGATCGGGGCTTAATGTGTCGAGATCCTTTATAAGAACTGTTCTACCTTCTACCACTTCAACGAAATCGACTATGTTGGAATTGAACGCCATATTACTGATCTCTTCGATGATGTCGTCTTCCTCAACCTGGATACGATACTCTAGCTCTTTTAACGCCTTGTCTAAATGTGGTACGACCCTAGTACTACCTAGGATTTGCGACCCTAACTTATCAGCATTATGTGGCGCAACATCATACCCAGCGCGGATACACGCCTGTGTCGCGTTAAGATCTTTCAAATATTCCTTTATGAATCTCTTCTGCTTAGGAGTGATTTTCGGAAGCTCGTCTGTCATCGTCATCCTTTCTAGCTTCGCATCTCTTGACTTTAATCTCCCTGGGGGCATCAATCACTAGCCTTGCTTGCCCATAAGAATTTATCTTTGAAAGCTTTATGTTGATATCGTCACCAATTTTTACGAACTCACCAGGTTTTAAAGTTATACCTAGAAAACTCATAGCGACCTACTTCTATCTATTTCAACTACTTCATCAGGGTTATCAACGGTGTTCGAGGCAATCTCATTCATACGCTGGGCGTTTTTTATCGCCTTAGCACTTGCGCTCATTTGCTGGTCTTCGTTATAACCTATTGCTGCTTTGCAAAACATATTAGTCATGTCCTTAATAAGCGGTTCGAGGTCTTTCTTATTGATAGCGTGTTGGCCTAGTCTTACTTGCTCAACGAGGTTATCTATAAACTTACCTTTGCGCTCATGACGAATAAGGAAATCTTTGATTTGTAATTCATCTTTAAAGACGCTCTGGATATGACCGTCAACCGCTGCCTCAATTAACTCTCTCATATTAAGCTCTGTCTAAATTAGTTAGGGCCATTAAATCTTGAGGGCTAATTCTCTGCGCGGTTAATTCTTCTGATCTTACGTAACTAACGTCATGGGTATGGTCGTCACCTGGTATTGATTGAGTTTTCACTTGATACCTAGGAGCCGAAGGGTTGTTTGAAATATTAACCCTTACTTTTTGCATTGCTGGACCTGCAGTTGCTACAAACTCGCCTTTCTCATCTAGCGAATATTTAACTTCATGAAAGTGATTTCCTGTAGGAGCTGAGACAGTCTGCTTTTTACCTTTTTTATCGATGGTGTGGAAAAAGTGACAATGCTCAACTGGCACCAAGTTAGGTCTATATTCATCCCAACTGATATTTTTTTGCATGTTGGCAATCTCTAACTTAAATAAGTCATGATTAACTTTTGTTTCACCTGCATAACGGCGGTTAGCAGTTACTAGTTTTTCTTCTTTTTGTACGGGTGTTTTGTTAACGGTCTGCTTAGTCGTTTGATTAGTCATACTGGCTCCTATTATCTTGCGAGTGTATTTTTATAAATGATTGTACTGAATTAATACTATGTCAATACCCCCTGTCAGCATCCGTGCATCAAGAGGGCATTTGTGAAAAACCAATGGAAGGTTGGTACAAATATTGTCTCAGTGCATTTAAACGATGTCTAGCTACCGAAAAAATTGGTCATAATAACCAGGGCCAGTATGTTGAGGCATAAAATAATAATCAATAACGTCAGTTTCTCGGGGTGTATTTTCATTATGACCCTCTTCAAGTGGCAATATGACCTCTATTAGGGGTTCGTAGGTGTCAATTACGTAAACATTTACCCTCGCGTAATCAAGATACTGATAAGGATTAGTTATTACTAAAACATACGTTGTCGCAAAGTAGATAAAAAGGTGTCTAAAGCCCGCATGTATTGGATTTTGTCGACCTGGTCTAGCTGGTTTAACACGTGAACTTCGAGCTTTATCTTGTTTATAAGTCCCTCGATTCTCTGCCATGCAGCCACCCTTTCTTTGTGTATTCTCTTTTCTTGCCATACTAATTCAACGGTTTTCTTTTCTTGGAAATCTACGCATATAATTTCAGACATATCTTAATTCGCCTGTCCACCTGTCATTTTCGTCTAGTAACATCGGGACCAATTGTGGGAGTCCATTAAGGATTATCCCTGTACCTATAATAGGCCTGTCTAAGTTAGTCTTGTCGTAATGGAATGCATAAGATTTTCTATCTATCAAACAGCCAATTTGCATCCCCCAAAACAACCCATTAGGGTTTGCCCAATACTCTACTTTATAACGCGAGTGGTAATGACCTTGAACTGCGCACATCCCCATGTTTTTGCTTAGTTTGGTTATGTCAGCTGATTTTCCGTGATGGAAATAGACCTTCTGCCCACCTGGTACTTCTACAACTAAATCATGTTGCCACTTCCAACCTTGGGGAGCGTCCAGCATCTCGTTGTAACTTCTTATGCATTTAAGAGGGATACCATTGGCCTTGGCTTTTCTGTAAACCATTGAGCCGTGGTTAGAATCAATAAGTTGCATTTCAGGAAAGAGTTTATAAAAGTATTTAAGTTTTGCTATTGATCTTTCTAGTTCATCGGTCGCGCTAGGTAATTCTTTTATGGAATCATGGAATGACAAATCGTGAAAATCGAGTTCATCGCCAACGCACACTGCTAAATCAGGATTAACTTTTTCTTTGAGTTTGGTGAGGAAGGCTAACGAGTCAGGGTGGTTTACAGGGATATGTAAATCACTCACACAAAGTATTCTCTTGTAAACCATAAAGGCTCCGATGGAAGAGTAATACTTATAAGTATTTATTTATTTATGTGTAATATCAACCTACACAATTAGTCTAATATATATGAAGTTAACTCATAGTTATAGTCCCATCCGCCAACTTCCCGCCATTCATCTTTCACAACCCTATCCATTCACTCTCGGGGTCATCAAACACCCTTGGTGGTTCAGTAGGTAGTGTTGGGAGTTTTGAAAAATCAGGTTCCTGATTAACTCTAATTTCTAAGTGATTATCAACTTTCTTTCCCTCTATAGTGATTCTAGCTGCGCGTCCCTTTGTATCTAACCTACGCTTTCTACCTGTAAAGTAAGCAGTTAATGCTAGTAAAAGTTCAGGGTCATTAGATATAGAATCAGACATCGCCTTAAACATATCATCTATATATTCATGGGCTCTCTCTGGTATCTTTAATCTCATACTTGCTTTTAAATTATTTACGTCTAGGTAATCATGGTTCATACATTCTCCCATACATCAAACGTGTCGCCTGATTCTAGTGTTATTCTTAGTAGATTTACATCTTGGCCGTCACTGTCTACGTTTACTTTTCTTATGAATAAGACTTTATTAAAGTTAATGATAATCGGTTCACCTTCACGGTCTGTTATCTCACCAAAGCCATTTTTTAAATCCGCAGTGTCGAAAGCATCAAAACTATATTTAACCATCACTCCCCCTCGTGTAAAAACTTATTACTATATTCGTCAAATTCCCAACCGTTATCATTAAGCCATCTTAATACTGACCCTCTAGAACAAAAACTGTTCATACCTATGTCGTGGCACTCTCTATGACATTTTCTACATAGGTCGATTAAGTTCCACTCCTTATCTTTATATTGAGGCCATGCCTTCTTAGTCTTTATATGGTGTAACTCAGTTACATTTTGACCACAGGCTACGCAGCTCATATTTCTAAAACCTTCTTGAACCCATAACCTAGCAAATCGTCAGGTAGATATACTTTATCTTTTAATGAGTAACAAAATAACCTTAATATCATTTCTGTACAGTACATACTGTCCCCGTTGGTCGAGTCAAAAGATATGTCATACACTTTATTTTTCATCGCGTTTAATTTGTGTTTGGTGCCCATAACGTCATGTCCATTCTCTCTCAAGATACAAATATAATCACAATGAGTTAAAAAATCACCTAATTGAATTTCCCTATAACCTTCCGCAACCATCTCTTTAATTACGCCCTTGTCATATATACAAGCATGGGAGTATTTACCTGGCACAAGGATTGAGCTTAACGAATATCTCGAACGACTTAATATTATGTCACAATCCTTTATTTGGAATATGATTTCCTTGCGGTCAAACACTGTTAGATCTGAGTAAAAACTAAACGAAGGTATAAAAGTCGAAACAACCCATCGGTATAATTTAATTCTTGCTAGCCATTTCATCATTCTCTTGTCTCCTTAATTAACTGAGCTAGTTCGGTCCGGGTTTCTTTAAAGCCTTTGTATCTTTGGAATTCGGGTTCACATCCTTCAAGGCAATGAACCCCACAAGATTCATCATAAGCTATGCTATTAAGAAATTCTTTATCAGCTTTCTCTAGGGCAGCTTGGAGTTTTTGGATTTTCATTAATGACAAATTGTATTCACAGCTTAGGTATTGAGCATAGCCATTATGGGCTTCTTTGTGTAACCTCCATTGTGGTAAATATTTTTTATAAGTTTTATCGCTTGGTAAACTACTCATCCTTATACTCCCCTGGAAACACTTCTTGGAGCGCGGTTCGAGCTGCCTTATATAAATAGTGACTATGACATTTAATACAAGGATTTACTTTTGAAGCACAATGACATTTCAAACCCATATATCTAGCAAAACTGTCTGTTACTTCCTTTAGAGCCTCTTTAAGTATTTTAATTTGGCTGTCAAGCTTTCTTCTTGAGTCCAGCCCTTCATTGATTATCTCTAGCCCTGCAACTTCCAACTCAAGCTCCGCGATTCGCTTTTCTTGGTAGTCGAGCGTTTCTTGATTGGTGTGGAAGGCTTCATGAACAGAAACAGACCCTACCGAATCCTTAAGGGCTTGGGCATACCACTCTTCCCATGTGTATCTCTTTGGTGGGTTAGTCATTTAATTTCCTACTGTTATAATGCCAGTTACCCATATAATAATTTCTATAATTTTCCATATAGATAAGGGGACGCATATTATCAATGCCCACTTAACAAAATGGATAAGCGGATCAATGCTCGCAATCATCTTAATTTCCCCTTGTTCATATACATAGTTATCTGGTGCCATGTGTAAAACCCTGATACCCTATTTAGTGAGTCGTAACTTCTCCAAAAACCTAACCCCCAATATTTGAATTTCTTCTTCGGTGGGTTAGTCATTTAATTTCCTAGTAACCACGTCGAGGCAGTCGTAAACTTTTTGTTCGTCAACTTCGTTTAAATCCCCACTTTGTGCCAACACTGACAACAGTATATTAAGGCTCGCTAATTGTTCATCATTCATCACTCTCTCCTTTATCTAATCAACTTCCGATAGTTTATATTTCTTACCGTCAATTTCTATTACCTTGCCGTTACAAGTTTCTTTATCGTTTATTTTAATGCCTGTGATTTCTTCAAATATGTTAGAGCAAAAATTAGGTAGATTTAGAAATTGATCTTTTGTTTCTTTGTTAAGTTCTTTCCAT